TTCGCTTGTCTGCCCAGCCGTGGCACGGCGCTGCTGCGCATCACCGCACCCCGTCCGGGCTCCACGACGAATACGACAAACTGTAGCACCAGTTTTGACACGTAAGTATTTGTGTGCATACTGTCACCTGCAAGTCCCTATTGCATCTGGCCGGACACCGGGGCTTTAGGTTGGTGGTTGTGCATGTGCTTTAGCGTTTCCCTCACGGGTCGGGTTTCCGGGGTAGTGTCCTGATTCCCAACCGCCCCCATCGGTATAATGGGGACAGGAAGCCCACTCCCCCCGCCGGGAGTGGGTTTTTTGTTTGTGAGGATTGGCTATTCTGAGTTTGCTGCTGGAGCCGCTGTAGGCTGCAACAGTGGCCGTCTGGTCCGTTCTGCCCACACGGGGCGGACCGGACGTTAAATTCCCCCTATCCGGTTAGGACACGGCTCATGAGCTTCTACGAGGATTTCATTGCAGAGGGCCATGCCTGCGCTGGGTGCATGGAGTTCTTTTTCGAGGAAGCGGTGGACGGCGTGCTGTACGGCGTCGGCGGTCCGCGTCTCTGTGCCAGCTGCCAGCGGACCGCCGAAAAGGAGCGCGACGTGTACGAACAGAACAAACAGGCCATAGCTGACAAGCGCGCCAAGAAGAAGCCCCGCTAGTACGACCACCACCCGCCTCCACATCACCCTTGCCCCTGCCCCATTTGCACCACGTTACCCGGTGTCGTTGGCGGCTGTCCGCCTTGTGACGTCGCGCCCGGACCGGTCGATGGTCCGGCCTGTGGTGGTCGCTGGTTGTTGTTCGCGCCTTGCGCGCCTTGCTGCTCGGGCGGGGTTGGCCCACCGCCCGGCACCGCAGCACCAGCGCCTTGCGGCGGCTGATTCATTTGCATGATCGACGGCATGCTTTGCGAGAAAGCGTCCGTCAGGTCCACGCGATCATCGAGGCGCTGCACCAGCTGTTGCGCGATCCAGTCCGGTTTGATCCCTGGCACCTGTAACAAAAACGGGGCTATCTGCTGCATATTCTGGATTTCTGCCGCCTTATTTGGCCGTCCGCTCGATCCCGCGCGGACAGTCAGGGTCAGGTCTTTGGCGATCTGTTCGCGGCTCAGCTCGGGCCACAGCGCGCCCGGACCGGCAATCTCCGTCGCCGTTTCGGGTGACAGCTCCGTCAGCAAAATGTGACTGGCTGCCTGCGCAATGGCCGTCAGGAAGTCGTCCAAGTCGTCGGCATTGCTCCCCTGTGCGGTCATACGCGACGATTCGGCAATACTCGACTCGGTTGCAGTGCTACTGCTTGTACCGCCTAGATTCGCTTCCTGCGAGCCAACAGCCTTGAGCACGTCCTCCATCGAGCTGTTGACTTCGTACAGCGCCGGATCGATGGGCGAGTAAGGTACGCGCTGCAAAACGGAATCGATCGGTGTCCCCGGCGGCAGTCCGTTGAGTTCGACCAACGTGTGCGCACTGCTCCCTGTTAACGCTTGTTTGTCCGGCTCGTCCAGCAGTCCGCGAGCGACCGCATGCTTTGGCCGCGCCGCGTCCCGGTGTTCCTTGAGGCGCTGGCGGGCGACGTTGTGCTCTACCTGCATGTTGCGCATCAGGAACACGTCAGACGGCGGGAAAATGCACTCTTCGTCTTCGGTGGCGTTGAACACCAGCACGAACCATGGCCAGAAGGTTTCAATCATCAGCGGCGGCACCACCGGACTGATAAGAAAATCGGGGTAGCCTTCGCACAGGGTCATGGTCATGCCCGTGGCCTTGTCGTACAGCTCGTACACGGCGCACTGGCTGCCTTCGGCGCGCTTGCTCTCGGTGCCGTAGATCAGCTGTTGGGTTGCCGCGTTCTGTCCGCCGGACGTGTAGCCGGTGAAGTTCTGGCCGACGTCGATGCCATAGATTTCCTTCACGTCCTCGGGCGTGAGCATGTACTCCTGCGCCACCCAGCGCGCGCCGACGAACCCCACCAGCTGGCGGCAGGCCGGATCGACGATCAGGGTTGTGGCACCGGGGAATTCGAAGTCCAGCCCTTCTTTGACGAGGATCTGCTGTTGATCCTGAATCGCCGTCGCCATCGAGAACAGTTCGGCGGCTTGGGCGTCGTCCTTGTCGCGCTTGCCGTCTTGCAGTTCCAGGTTGATGCGCTCAGCGCGGCGTGCTGGTTGGGTCACGTCGGTGACGCGCTCGACGTCGCCGGGCAATTTCTGCATCAGGCGGTGATAGCCCAGCTTGCAGTAGCCCACGCCTGTGACCACCACGCGGCGGACCAGCTGCTTCATGCTGGTTTTAAACGGGATTTGCTGCTCTTGCACCTGCCACTCGTAAACGATTTCCAGCGTTTTGCCGATCTTGTCCGCCTGCATCCGGCGCTCCATACCTTGCTGCACGTCGGCCATGAAGGCTTGGGCCATCTGCATGGCTTGCGGCGGCAACGGCAGCGGCTGTCCGGTCATGGGGTCCACGGCGGACATCGCCTGCTGCGCCTGCTGGATCGATTCGGGGTTGCCGTCCCACAGCTTGAAGTCCAGCGACTTGCGCCGCGTGGCAATGGTCGTCGGGTTTTTCGCGTAGAGCCCGGCGACTTTCTGGTTCACCTGCCGCAGCGTGATGTTGCACACGTAGCGGGTGTCCTCTTCCTGCTGCTGGGGCCACTGCTTGCCCTGAGAAAAGGCCATGTCGTCGCGCATGCGCTTGAAAACCGGCGCCCATTTGGCTTTGGCCTTCTTGATGCGGCCCATCCACTGCCGGGCCAGCGCGCGCTCCGCTTCGTTGGGGTTGTCCGGCACACTGCCGGACGGCTGGACCTGTCCGCCTTCTTCCGGGCTAGGGGGAGGCGGGGTTGTCTCCCCCGGCAGCGGTTGGTCTTCATTCGTTTGCATGGCGCGCACCTTGAGTATTCAAGTAAATACGTACTCTAGTGTAGATAGCGGTCGCCCTTCTCCGGGTTTTGGCGGCGCAGCCGCTCAGCGCTCTGCAAGATCCACTGGATCGAGCCGGACTGCGCCTGCCGGACGGCGGGTTGGGCGTTGTTGGGGCGGTGCAGGGTGTCGAGGCTCAGGCCGATCAGCGCCAAGAAGTCCACAAAGTCGTCATTGGCGCCGTTGGGGAAGTTCAGCAACTGGTCTATGGCGTCCTCGTACCAGGGCGCGAACTTGGGCAGGAACACCTTGCCCATGGCCCAGCGACCGGCAATCGCTTGGGCGCGGGTCTGCTTGTCCTTGGACGGCACGCGCTCGTCGATGCTGATGTAGGTCTTTTCCTCGTTCATCCGCTTGCGCAGAAACGGACCGAGGGACAGCGAAATGTGCCCACGTTCCGCCGTCCACAGCAGCGGCTTGTGGCGTTGCATCAAATCGAGCATGCCCTCCACCTGTTGCTCGGCGTCGAGTTGCCGCCAGACCAGATCCGGCAATACCCAAATGTTGTCCTCCAGATCCACACCGACCACGCCCATGCAGGTAGGGTCGCGGTTCGCCGCCAGACTGACGGCGTGGTCAGATGCGGCGTAGTAGCGCAGGTTCTTCGGCAGCTGGTGCGCGTTGTAGCCGTGGATACCGGCGCGCTTGAATAAATTCCCCTCGGGGGGAGAGGGGCGGCCCATGTATTGGGCGCTAAAGCCCGCCGGGTCGAGGCGCCGCATTGATTCTAGAAACGCTTGCGGGGTGCGCTCTGGCCAGAGAATTTCCCCCGGCTCACGGCCCATCGGGTCGTTGTCCTCGGCAAAGGCTGGGATATTGATTACGGTCCACTTCGCGGCTTCGTCCGCGTCGTAGTAGGGGTTGCGTGGGTTGGTCAGGCGTCCCACCAGATCGTCCTCATGCCAGCGCGTCATGCAAATGACCACGCGGCCTTGAACGCCCATAAGTCGGGTCATGGCCACCTGAGAGAACCACGTCCAGATTTGATCCCGAATGATCTTAGAACGCGCTTCCTCAGAATTTTTCAGGATGTCGTCAATCACCAGCAGGTCCGCACCCTTACCGGTCAAACCAGCGTTGCGCCCGGCGAAGGTCAGCACGCCGCCGCTGTTGGTCTGGATGCGGTCCGCCGCCGCGTTGCCTCGCCGCAAGCTGATACCGGGGAACACTTGCTGGTAGAAGGCGCCGCGCATGATGTGGCGGCACTCCCGACCGAATTCCGTGGCCAGATCGTCGCCGTAGCTGGTGACGATGGTTTGCCGGTAGGGATCGCGTCCGGTGAACCACGTCGGAAACTTGCGGCTGACCAGCTCGCTTTTGCCCACGCGCGGCTGCATGCAGACGATCAGGCGCAGAATCTCGCCACGCTCCACCGCCATCAGCTTGTCGCAGAGAAAGCGGTGGATCTTGTGGGCGTCGTAGCGAGAGGCGGCGGGGTTGTCCGGGTCCAGCGGGTCCGGCATGGACAGCTGGGTGTACATCAGCAAATCGTCCTGGCAGCCGCGCAAGGTGAGCAGGCGCTTGGCGGCGAACAGCTTGCGCTCGTAATCCGCCACTTCGCGGTCCGCCGCTTGCTGTGCTGCCCGGATCTGCGCTGGTGTACTCATTGGGGGCTGGCCGTTAAGTATTTACGTAAATACGTAATAGCACAGTCCGTCGCAGTCAGGGCTTTTCCTTGTCGTCCGGGTGCGGGCTGCGGTCATAGCGCTCCTTCACTTCCAGCACAATCAGGCGCTCGATGACTTGCCGCTGGTTGTCGCGCACCGCGTCCAGCAAGCTGATCTGGCGGACCACAAAGAACTGGATGCCGCCGACCACCAGCGACACCACCACCAGACCGCCGACCAGCTTGTTACCGAACTTGCTGGCAGCCTCGGACCGCTCCCGCAGTTCATCGAGTTGACGCTCAAAGTGCTTGAGGATCAGCTCAATGGACTCCGGGGTGAGGCTCATTTGCGGGCTTTCTTGCTCTTGGTGGCCACGGCGGACGGCGCCATCACGCCGGACGCCTGCATGGCTGCCAGCAAACCATTGTACTTGGTGGCCAGCTCGTCATGCGCCGCTACGGCGGTGTTGTACGCGGTGGCCAGCGTCACCAGATCCACCGTCGCCGGATCATCCACGGCCTGCGCTACAAGGGTGACTACAGGCTGCGCAGCGACTTGGGACAGTCCGGGCGGCAGACCGCCGCCGCCTTCCTTTGGGGCGGTGGTTTCAAACTCGCAGTTGTACTCACCAATCGGCAGCGGGTACGGCGCGTCCGCTGGCCACGTCACGTCCGCCGACACGTCCGTGATGGTCACTGCCAGGTCGTGGAACTCGCGCCCGTAGGTCGTCAGGTACACGGTCTGGTCCGCCAGCAGGTCGTCCGCCGTCAGTCCGGCCACGAACGGAAAGGAGACAATGCCGCCGGGCTCGATGTCCGCCGTGGTGTCCGTGGTCAGGACCACAGTAGGTTGGGTGATGTCGCTCATTTCTTCGCTCCCGCTTTGGTGATGGATGTTCTGGCCACGTAGTCCTGCCAGATCGCGTTTTGCGCATCGACGGACAGGCGCAGCGCTTCGTCCAGCTCGGCCAGCGTCACGTTGGCCACGCTGTTGTCCGCCAGAATCCAGTCCACGGTGGCGTCCGGCAGTTCTTCGGCATACGCCGCCAGTACGTGGGTCATGCGGCTCTGGCTGATTTCGTTGCCCTGGAACACGTTGCCCGTGGCGGTCGTCACCAGAATGGCGTTGGTCGCCTCTTGGCGTTCACGCTTTTCAATGTCCCGCGCCGCCTGATCGGCCATGGTGTCACGCATGGCTGGGGTAACTTGCTGGCTCCAGTCAATCGGCATGGTGACGGCGGGTGCGGCTTTGGCCTTGGTCATGCTTCACCTCCTTCAGATTCGGCGCCTTCCGGTTCCAGCTCCAGCTCGGGGTTCAGCGCTGGCGGCACTTCCTTTTCCGGGTCCGGCAGCATTACCGGACCGTCCTCGGTGACGCTGATCGGCAGCGGGAAACGCGCGTCTTCCGAGGCTTCGGCGTCCTGCGGAAATTGCAGGGTAAAGGTCAGCTCGCCTGCGGAATCGCGGGTGATGTAGCCGAGAAAATAGGTGACGCCGAACGCGGCAGAGCTGATCGAGGCGCCGACTTCCAGCGGGGAAAGATCGAACGCCGCGCCGTTGACGGTGACGACCTCACCGGCCACGGACACTTCAATGCGGTCGTCACTGAAGCACGGCCATAGCTTGATAAGCATCAGATCCACCTCCCAATCAAAACGGTGCGAACGTTAACAATGGTCTGTAGTGAAGGGCCATTCATGTGAACAAGGTTGTACGATGAAGTGTTGGCCATGTAGCACGACGGAAAACCGTACTGCACGTTGCTGACGTTGGGCGTACCTTGCGCCGCGATGTCCACCACCATGTCCATGAACGCGGCGGGCGTGCCCAGCAGCGGACTGACGTTGGGAACATTGGGGCTCACGTCAAAATTCCATGGTGTACACAGGCAGACTTGCAGACCGTTGGCGAACCGTACAAACAGGCCCGCCGAGTTGCTGCCGGTCTGGATGATCGCGCCGTTGGGCACTGAGTTACCATCGAAGCCGACCACACCGAGAATGTTATTGCGGCGGTAGTAGTTGTTCTGGATGTCGGCTTTGATACTCGCCACTTCGGTGGCCAGCTGCGCCGCGTCCGCCGCGCCGGGGTTGATGACCGCGCCGAACAACTTCACGCACCAGCAACCGGTGGCGTTGAGCGGACGGGTTTCAGTGCCTGTACGCGGAGTGCCACCCACAATGTCCGGGTGATAGGTGCTTGAGTTGGTTTGCAGGTTGGACAAGCCGTTAACTGTGTTGGGCGCCGCGTTTGCGACGCCCCCAAGGCTGGTCGTATATGCCGGACTGCCTGCGCCGGGGTTCTGTACGATGATCGAGTGGGTGTGACTCTGGATCTGGTCCATTTGAATCACGCCGTCTGTTCCGCTGGATAGCGCGCCATCACCACGCAAGAACAGGGCGCCCAAAGATCCAGAGGATTTGCCGTTGTAGTCTGGGATGCGGAAGGTGGTCGAGCCATCACCATCCGTGTAACAGGAGCGCAGTCCAGTATTGG